GTTTTTACGTTTGTAGGTTTGCCGCCTGGATTACCGGCTGCTCGTTTTCGTTTGACAGCACTCGCCTTTTGCGAGCTTGTCATCCGTGTGGCTTTTGCAAGTGGGACGCATTTCGGGTATTTTCTTTTTGAACCTGTTGATGATTTTCTTCCACAAGGTTGATATTTGCCATCCTTCTTGGGAGCTCCAATGTCCACCCATTTCTCGTTTACCCATTTTTTCAAATCTCCCATTAGGCAATCTTCGTTTTCTTTCTTCGGTCTGACATTACTTTGCCACAACCTCGTGCAATAAAACCACCGTCTTTTGCACTAGCTCTAACTTTGCCTTTACATACTTTTGAAGCATACATATTCGCGTAAGCCGAAGGATATACTTTGAACTTACGCTTTGCTGCTGCTTTTCCTTTAGGACACAGTTTTGCCATTACTTTTTCTTTTTAACTCGTCCACCTTTTTTCATAAAGCCCATTTTATTTCTAACGGGTTTAGGAAGTTTACGTAGACCTTTGCCTTTTTTACCTGATGGTACTGGTTTCATTTTTATTCCTTACTTATTAATCTTACCTGATTTTTTAGCTTTAGAACCAAACTTACCATAAGACTCATCTCTTGAAGCTTTCAATTGCTTTTTAGTTCTTTTCTTTTTGATTCTCATTGCAATTGACTCATCTTTTCTATCTTTGTAACCTTGTTTCTTTTTCTTAACAGAACCACCTTTTTTATACATAGCTCCGCCTCTCATACCCATGTCATCTTTGTAAAAACCAGATGCCATATCTTTTCTAGCAGTAGACATTCCACCACCCATTTTACTTACTCTTCCACCTACTTTGTATCCTTTAGGTGTTACTTGTTTATTAAATCTATTGTTTGCCATTATTTTTTTCCTCCGTTGTTTCTAAATATTTGTGTTCCCTTTATACCATAAATGCTCGCCACGACAAGGATCCACAAATTTGTAAACCATGACGGCAGTGCTGCGAAATGCTCAAAGAAGACATTTACTTTTGTCATCGCATCTGGATCATCAGACCAAACTGAAAATGCCAGCACCGCGATGGGCAACGTGAGAACTACAAGAACTGCCTCGTCCTTATAATCGTTTTGCCTAGCTTCTAAAAGTTTGCCTTGGTAAGCTTCCTTACCTTCGGCCATTTTAGTAGCATGCATTAACTGTGCATCGGACATCGCCATTTTCGTTCTCTGCTTGTTAGCATAAATTTTACTACCAGCAGAAACGGCTAATTTAATTGCCGATAACCACATGTTAGTACCAAGTTGCTTTTACAGGTTTCTTATCAGGTCTCATTCTTTTTGTACCTCTAACGTCAACCGTTTGTGATGTAAACGGGTCAGTCATTTCTACAGGAATCCCACCTTGTTGCTCACCTTTTGAGTTTGCACCAAGTTCAGGAACAACTTTTACATTGTCTCGACCTTTGTTTATTTTTTTAACCATAGTTTTCTCCTTAATTTGATTTATATCTATTTTTTTCGAAGTTTCTACCAAAATCGTGAATCTTGCTTTGGTCTGCCATTGATTGTTTAGCAAGTGACACGCCTGCACGTAATCCAGCAAGGTCTGCCTCTTGTTCAAGCTTCGCTTCTTGGTTTTCTTGGTTCATAAGCGCTTTCATCTTATCAAGATCTAATCTTTCTTGACCTTCTTCTTCTTTTCTTTGATTATCTTGCGCTCGAAGATCCATTTCTCTACCTTTTAGTCGAAGTAGTGGGTCTCCACCATACTCACCCATAATTTTTTCTTCTTCTTTAGCAAAATCTTCCTGCATTTCTGCAATTAGCTTCGCTTTTCTAGATTCAATTTGGTTTGTAATCTGTTGTAGACGTTGTTGTGCCTGCATTATCTGTGGATTTTGCATCATACCTTGTGCCATTGCAGGATTTTGCATTCCCGCTGCTTGCATTTGTTGTTGAATCATTTGTACTTCTTGTAATTCTTCGACAAATTCTAATTGTACTTGCTCTTGTGCCATTAAACTAATGTGCTCTAGTATATTTTTTTGTAAAGCAGCCATCGCTCCTGGATTATTTTGTGTTTGATTTAATCTCATAAAGTTTAAATGGGCATCGATGTGTGCTTTGTGGTCTTGACCAGGAAACGCTTGGTAAGGTTTCATACTCATTGCCATAATATGTTCTAATGCTGGGTCCATCGGCATTGGTGCAGCCGGTGGTGGTAAGATTGCATTTACATTTTTCACTCCCAGCGCATCATACATAGATCTATATGCTTGATATAGATTATGTATTCGAGGATTCGATTGCGCTAGTTGTAATTGAGATTGAGCTAAAGATATTCTTTGCGTCTGTGAGAAGATGTTTGGATCTGCTACAGGTAATATATCTACTCTATCATCAAAATCTTGAACTTTGATTTCTCTAGATGCACCAGGTACATCATAAGGATAAACAGGGGGTAAGTATGATTTAAATACTTCTGCTAATAATTTAAATTCTTGTTTTAGTCCAACATACAATCTTTTATGTATCGCTGACATCACCCGCGATCCACGTTCCAATAATGCAACAGTTGTTCCAACTGCAGCGGCTTGGTTCATATCACCCACTTGTGAGTCTGCGATGCTCGCGAATCGTTGGCCCGCTGAAACCACAACACCCATTAATGAAAGTAATGTTTGGTCTGGTCCTTTAAAAGGTAAAGTCATAAACTGATCTTTGATATTGCCTCCCGGAGCGTCGACATCTCTAAACTCACCAGGTTGTAATGGTTGTGCATCATCTCTAACTCTAATACCACGAGACTTAAATCCTGCGGGTAAGTTTGCTAAAGTTCCGGCATCTAATAATTGTCTTAATGCTGCTGTTGCAGTTCTAGTTAAACCACCGATCATATGAATTAAACCGAAACCATAAAAACCAGTTCCTGGTAAAAATTTAAATTGTACAAAGTAATTTATTTTTTTCTTTAGTGGATCATCTTCTTTATAGTTTCTTCTAATAGATAAAACTTTATGACCTGCTTCAGATAGAGTTATAACGTAAGGTAATTTAATTCCTGTTGGTTCTTCACCAGCATCTAAATCTTCATAACCTTCTAAATCTAAATTAGTATGAATTTCATAAAGTGTGTATTGATCTTCTTGACCATCTTTTTGAATTCCTTCTAGTTCTAATTTTTTATCTTGTAATTGATTTTGTGTAACAGGAGGTGTCCCTAGTTCTACATCTCGATAAAATCCAGCGACCTGTTGTTTTCTTAATTCGTTTTCTGACATTTTTATAACGTGTATTACTGCTTCCGCATCGTCTAAACTATTTGCAGAATATGGTACGATCAAATCTTCTGCAGGTACAAATTTAGAAACCGCTCTACCTAAAAGATCGTCATAGTAGACTTTCTTAAAGGTAGATCCGGATAGAGGGAGGTAAAAAAGCATTTGGTCAAACTCTGGTTCATACTCTTTCATCTGATCCATAATTTGATAATTCATAAAATCTTTAACACGCTTGCCTTGTTCTTCTTTGGCAACGTTTGCATCACCCATAACTTGAGTTCTAACCGGTCCGTCTGATGGTAATAATTCTTTGTAAGCTTGTGCTTGAAATTGTGTAACCGCTTCAGCAAGAACAGGATGGTTAACACCTGATGCTCCTCTGAAAGGTTCTGTTCTTCTTTCGTACTTAAATCCTAAAAGATCTAAACCGTTTCTATAAGTTTCTTCCCAGTCACTACGAGATTCTTTGTACTCGTTATATTGTTCAAATAGTTTTGATCCTAATGGATCTAAAATTTCTTCACCTAAAAATTCTGCAAGGTTATCAAAATGGTTTTCACCGCCTTCCATTGATGCAACTTTTGGATCAAAAGAAACTTCAGCGCCACCTTCTTCAGTCATTTCAACTTCGACAGGTCCGCCTTTAGTTTCAACTTCTTCTACGTTTTCTTTAATCGCTTCTTGAATTTCTACTTCACCTGGAACTTCGACAGTTGTTTTGGTATTCGGTAATGGTTTATCTATTTCAGCCATTTTGCTAATCTATCCTCTTTTGTTAAATGTTTCAATCACTTCTTCTAGAAGTTGAGTGTTCTGTTGTTTTGGTTCTTCTATTGGCATTGGATTTGCTGCAGCCCATTCTAATATCTCTGCTTGTGTGGCAGGTGTATCATCTGGTTTTACAATTGCACCAATTATTTCGTTGTATTTTAATTCCATTATCTTTTCTCTTTGAACATCGTAGCAAGACCACCTTCAGAATATCCGGTTCTTCCTCTGCCAGACTTATTACCAAAAGCATCATTAGTACCCGTAGATTTAGATCCAAAGCCTCCGCCTTTACCATCTGTAAAGCCTTGTCGGTCAGCACTTGCATATACACCTGGATTGGCTGCTCTTGCTCTATCTGCTGTTTCTTGTTCTCGTCTTGCTATTTCTTTAGCTACTTCAGCTTTAGCTTGTTCTAATTTTTCTTTTTGAAAGTTAGTTAAATTTTTATAAGTTCTCATTTTTGAAATATAGTTTGCTAGTTGTTGTTCATAATCATTTGTTCCAAAACCTGATACAACATTTTGACCAGACAATACTGAACCTGGTCCATACTTTGCTAAACCAGAATTTGGATCTCGACCAATCATTGCTGCATCTTCAAATTGTAAATTATCAGATGTTCCAAACACTCTTGTTCCTGTTGTTCCTTCAAGAAAGTCCATTTGTTTTTGAAGGTTAGGATTATAGTTTGTTGCACTAGGATTTAATGGATTTCTTTTTTGCATTAAAGCCATCATAGGAGTAATTGCAAAATTTTTAAATTTAGTTGCGCCCGTTGTAATTCCTTCTCCAACTTTAGAACCAGAAAATTTATCTATCATTGAACCTGTAAAATCTTTAACTCCTTCTATAGTTCTTCCCAATGCATTATTATATCCAAATTTTGTTTTAGTTAATGAGTTTAAATTAAAAGGTGTTCCTTTAGGACGAGTTAAAGGATCTAGAGTAGTTATTCCTCCTCCGCCTCCACCACCACTTTGTATTTGTTGGTTAATAATATTTGATGTTGTTGTCTCTGGGGGTGTTGAATTACTTGGTGTATATAAACCTTGACCTTGTAATGCATCAGCAATTTGTTGATCTGTAAAACCATAACTGTTCATCGAGTTATAAATATTTAATGCTTGGCCCTCTAATGCCGGACCGCCCATAAACAATCCGACTCGACCGCCGTCTTTAAGACCATATATTCTTTCAAAAATTTGTTGTTTACCTAAAGGACCTGAAGAAGAAACAAAATTTTTATTTCTTAATTGAGATTGAAGTTGAGGAAATGCTTGTGCTACATTATATTGATCTATATCACTTAATTGATCAAAAGGATCAAAGTAAGTTGATTGTAAAGGAGTTAATTTTGTAAGTTGACTTAATAAAGTTTTATCTTCATACGCTGGTTTACCTGGTGCTTGTGGTGTTCCTCCCATTGGTCCAGCCGTAATTCCAATCGAAGGTGGATTGTTTTGTATATACTGATTAACAAGTCTTTGATTTTCTGCTCGTATAGCATCAAGTTCATCTACTCTTTTTTGAAAAGGATCTGGAGCTGCATAAGATGTAGTGCTTAACATTTGATTAGCCATTGCATTTAAAATTGCATTTCTACCAGGACCTGTTGCTGGAACACTTGTTATACGATTTCCACTTCTATTAAATTGCATTCCCGGTATAGTTGTACTCCCACCTATTCCTTGAAGTATACTTTGAATTCCTGACTGGTTTCCAGATTTCATAGCTTGACTTAATAAATTACTTGCTTCTTGTCTTGCATAATCTTTTGCTTGTCTTTGTTGTTGATAGGTTGTTCCGGCACTTACACTTTTTAAAGCGTTTGCAAAATCTTGAGTTGTTGCTCTACCACCAGTATTAAAATCTTTTCTTGGTTTTTTTTCTTCGAATAAAACTTCAATGCCTATCGCACCGCCGTCCGCGTATCTTTTTTTAAAAAATTTTTTATAGTCAAACTTTGGTTTGCTTACTTCTTCTACACCACCCTCATCATAACGTTCATCTATTTCGTATTCGATATCTTGTTTATCTTTACCTTCACCAGACAATCCTAGCTTTTCAGAAATATCAATCATCGTTTGACGTTTATCTTTACTACCACTCTTACCAGCTTGTTTCATTAATTCTGCTTTATCTTCTTTTGATAAGTCTTGTGCTTCTTCATCAGACATACCTTCTAAATCTTCAAGAGATATTTTTTCTTCTACTTCTTCACTAGATTTATTTTTTAAAACATTTGCAATACCTTGCGCAGGCATAATCATTTGAAAAATTTTCATAGACTCTTCAGGATTATCTTTAATAAATTGATTTACTTTATCTGAAGCTTTGTCCATACCTAAAATAGCAACTGAAAGACCTAGGGCCTCTGCAAATGGAATAACTAAAGGTGCTGCTAATACTGCCATAATTAATAATACGTTCTTTCAACTTGAGGCATTGAGTCCTCTTTGTAATCTTCTGGATGCGCCACGAACCCTCCTTGTCTAAAACGCATTACTGCTTGTGTTGTACTGTCCACCAAATCGTCATTGTCTCCATACGGAAATGATGCACATTCTTCTATAACTTCCTCTGCGAACTTTTCGTCCGGCGCCCAAATAATACCACTCTCAAATAGAGGGGATACTGCGTTAACCCTCGCGTGTTTATCGTTACCTTTTGAGGGTGTGAAGTTTATAACAGGAATCCCCATTTTTCTCAACTCATAAGTTAAGGGTAATCCAGAGGCTTTAGCCTCCACGATCACCGTTTCTGGATTCCAATATTTGTATTGCTCGTAAGCTTCTTTCTTAAGTTCTGGAAATTCTAATCGATCTTTAAATGCATCTAATAGTATTAGATTAGCAGGACTATCTTCAGTTGGGTAAAAAACTCCCCAAGTGGTAATAGCAGAATAATCGGCTGATTCCTTTTTAAGAAAGGCTGTATCATAACTTTGAATGATATGCTCAAGCGGTGGGATATGAGGTTTATCCCAAACTTTCCACCACTCACGTTTAATTAAACTACCTTCTTCAGATGTTGGGTTTTGCATCCACTGCGCGTTCCACTTACCAACAGATAAAGAAGCTTTAACAGATTCAAGCTCATCTAGTTTCCAATACTCTGGCCACACTGGTTTATTAGATGGTAGTATTGCAGGAAACTCTATGATGTCCCACTGATCTGATTTTAATTCTTTTTGAGATTTTAATAACATCCCTGTTAAGTCTTTCATATTCCATCTTGTCATTACAACGACTATCGCTCCACCTGGTTGTAAACGCTGACGTGGACCAGATGTATACCATTCATAAGCTCGTTCCATTGCCGTCATATTAAGTGCATCTTGCTCCGAGTGAGGATCATCGATGATAAGCAAATCCGCTCCACGGCCCGTGATCGCAGAACCAACACCGGCTGCATAATATTCACCGCCCTGTTCAGTTTCCCATTTACCAGCTGCTTGACTGTCCTCTCGTAGTCTTGTCTTAAACACGGATTGGTATTCGGCTGAATCGATTAGTGTTTTAGCTTTTCGTCCAAAGCGGATCGCGAGTTCCGTTGTGTGGGTCGTTTGAATTATTTTTAGATTAGGTCTACGTCCTACCATCCAAGAGGGTAGAAGATAGGACGCGAACTCTGATTTGGTATGCCTTGGTGGCATATTAATAATTAGTCTTTTAATCTCACCGTTTGCAAGCTTGTTAAATTTGTCAGCAATTTTTTTATGGTGTCTGCCTTCAATGAATTCTGGCCAGACGTGTTTGACAAAAGATAAGAAGTCATCATTAACTTTTGATTTAGTTTTCTTTTCAGAAAGTTTTATTGCGTATTTAAGGAATTGTTTTTTGGCGTCAGGGGGTAGCTTATCTATTACTTCTTGTTTCATAAAAATTTTTGCAGAATTTTTTTCACTTCTGTTTTATACCAGTTTTTGTTTTTTTAAGGGTACCCCCTCTATTCTATTGCCATTTTCTATTTAGCGCAAGTGTAAGTCTAAATCTTACTATATAGGTATGTCTGTACAGTTTGTCTGTCAAAGGGGTGTAGGGGGTCTGTTTGTTTTTCTATTTCTGATTTGCGTAGGGACCCCTATAGGGAGGGTGGGCCCGTAGTTCACGAGCAGTGTTGCAAAAATATCACGCTACATATTGTGTGTGTGATAATAATACAACACAAGATGTAGTATGTGTAAAAATGCAACACACAATATCTGGTAGTGAATCGTGGAACGCAACACAAGATGTAGTTATGCAATTTCGGAATGTAGTAAACATATCACACTGACCATTATGGGTCTTTATGGGATTATTTTATATCATAATTTAACTTACTCTTATAAGGTCAAGTTAATGTTAAACAATAAAAGAAAGAAGAAACAAATGAAAAAAGCAAAAAGAAAAACAATAGAGTTCACAATAAGTAATTTATTCTGGACTCCAGAAAATGAAAAAGAATATAAATCTTTCATTGATAGATATACTGGAAGTGAAAAAGGTTTAGTTGCATTATCTGGACAAATTGCAATGAATTATATTCTTAACAAAATCAATAAAGAGTTTGATGTTTATAAAAAGGAAAATAAATAATGAACTTAATTGTTGAGAAAAAGAATGTGTACGGGGTAGCGCGTGTCTACCCCATTTGCAACAAAGCGAAAATATTAACAGCGTTAACAGGAAACAAAACTTTGTTAGATGTTGATATTAAATTAATAAAACAGTTGGGCTATACCCTAACAACTAAAAGAGAGGAGTTGTAATATGAAGATCAATCATAAAATAGTTGCTGAGCATCTCGGAGTTAAGTTGCGAGGCAACGAAACTTTTACCGAACTTCTAGAAATAGAAAAGCAAGTAAAAGAATACAACGAACGTAAAGCGCGAATCGCTGAAGAGAATGCAAACATTCAGCGAGTCGATGCCCAAGTTAAAAAGTATTGGAAATAACAACCAACCTCGCTCCGAGATAATCGGAGCGAGGATAACCAGAGGAGAAGAGATGAAAGTAAAAGAGTTAATAAAACATTTACAGAGTTTAGGTAAGAAAAGACAAAACTACTCTGTAAGAGTTATCGAGGAAGAAGATAATGGCGATCCAAATTATTGGATTGATGACATCGAGGTTAGTGATAAAGGCGATAGTGGTTATCTTCACGGAGAGATAAGACTTATAGGATCAGAGTAAACACCAACCCCGAGCCGAGTTCATCGGCTCGGGGTTTTTCTTTTTTTATTTTTTTTGGGTGGGTGGGCCCGAAGGTCACAAGCACAGGTTGTATGCAAAACCTGCAATACTCGCGAGGCGCGAATCGGTTTTGGTGGTGGGGGGTGGGTGGGCCCGAAGGGCACAAGCACAACCCACACGTGTGTGACAATATGCACCCACAATATCCCATAATAATGCTTGACCTACTATATGTAGTATATGCAAAAATTCGATATGTTGTTTACGAATACCGCGCCGTTGATCGCGGTTAGTTGTTAACGCCTATTAATTTGTTTTGAATTAATAACCAATCATTGACCGCTAACGGTTTAACTTCTCTATGATCTAATAGTAGACCTTCAATAGATTTACTCTCATAAAGTTTTATGATTGAGGGAAGGCGGGGCGGGGATTAAAACATTGAATTCAACTTTTATCAGTTTCCGCAATTTATCATTAAGGCCGTTGTCAATATCATTAGGGCCTACTTTCAACTAATGATCATAGCGAGTTTTTTGAATACTCAACATATCTGACGTATCTTTTAATATTCAAATATAGTACGCTTAATAATTATATATTCCATATTAATTGTATTGTTTATTTTCTAGTTGTAGCGCTTTGGTTTTATTCCAAACAATGCCCACACCGTTTAAGACCTTCTCAAGTACAATGTTTAATTGCTCGGGTACGCCACACTCAAAAACTGAATTGATCGCGCTTTGCTTATACAATTTGAGTTCCTTTACCTTCGCGCCCTCGGGTGTTTTTTCAGCCTCGATCTCGGCCAAATATTGAGCCCAACTTCCCTTAATTGATCTCGACAATCGGACGGGCATCTATGCCTTTATCATAAGATGACCTCGATAATAACTATCTCGATCTTTTTTATCGAATTTATAACTCAATTTGTCCTTGAGTTCGGGGTCTTTTATTTTACCAAAAAATGTTTGGGCTTTACGTTGTTTTATTTCTAAGGTTGCTGCGATTGCTTGCTCGAGTTCTTTTATTACAACGTCGGCTTTTATTTTTTTAGCAAGTTTCAATTCAGCTGCTTTCCGTCAAGATCAGCAACTATTGATTTTACGCCTAATTGCGCCTGATCGATAAGTGGGTCAATTTCAGAATTGATACGCTTTTTTAAATGCTCCAACTGGTATTTAGTCGGATAGGTCGATTTACTCATAAGTTTAACACCTCGATTGTTATATTTATTTAGTTTTTAGTATTGACATTATGGGAATTTATACTTACTTATACTGGGAATATATGTCAAATGAAAAAATAATTAGAATGCCCTAGCGCTGATACTTGTGATTTACAAGATTATAATTTTAAAGGTAGACCCAAAAAAGACAATTCAAAAAAAGGGTGATATATTTCAAAATTGTAGATGTTGCGGAGAATATATAAGGGGGGATTTTAGAAGTAATTTTGACGGGCGTTATTGTCAAGATTGCCTATAATTATGAAATGATATATAAATCAAAAAAATTATTAAATATAGATAACAACCCAAAAACCGTTAAGGGTCAATCTCAAAAAGTTATGACGGCTATTTTATATTTTGCGCCCGCGTGGGATAAGCGGGTTTAATGCTATGTCCACGTTCGCGGATGATTGCGCCTGTAACTTGTTTATATACTGCGGGTCGGGGTCAAATGAATAGTGTGCAATTAGGCCGTATCAATAAAACGCGTTGGTATTTTTTAGAGCGTCATACTTTTATGGCCCAATTGCATAATGAAATTAAACGCCATATTAACCGTTGTAAAATTAAAGGCTTTAAGCCCGCTTTTAGAATTAACGGGATGAGTGACTTAAAAATTGAGAATATGGGTTTGATTGAAACATACCCAACGGCCCAATGGTACGATTACACAAAAAACCCGATAAGGATGAAAAAATTTATAGCGGGTAAGTTTCCGCCCAATTATCATTTAACGTTTAGTCATTGGGGTCAAGCAATAAATCGGACGCTAAAGAAATTTTAAAACTAGGGGGCAATGTTTGCCGTTGTATTTAGAAATAAAAAATTACCTAAAAAATTTATGGGTCATAAAGTCTTTAATGCTGATAAAACTGATTTAAGATTTAAAGACCCAAAAAACATAATCGCGGGCTTATATGCTAAAGGTAAAGCGCGATATGATAATACGGGATTTGTGCAAGATGTTTAAATATTGATAAATAAGTCGTTTAGTTAGAAAAATGAGAAGACAGCGAGCCAAGCGCATTTGTAAGTGTTTAATTCATAGGTTGACGAGCTGAGCTCAACCCCATTAAAACTAACAAGCGAGCGAGCGAGCGAGCAGAAGGGATAATATGAGAAACTAATAAAAAAAATAAATTGGAAAATATAAGATATATGTTTTTAATAGAAAAATTATACAAATATTTTAAGAAAGGCAAACTACCGAAACAAAATATTTTTTAATGAATACATTAGAAGATATTTATTGATGAAAATATATTAAAGATGAACAAGCGAGCGAGCAGAAGGGATAATATGAACGAAGGACTAGAAAACATAAAACAAATAGAAGATTTAGAGAATAAAGTTAAAACATTATCGGATCATCTAGCGGGTATGTGTTGTCAAGCAGATGAAGACACGCCGAGCGAATATAGAACTGAACATTTTAGATCGACTATGGATGACGCTTATGAATATTTAGAAAAAATAAATTACTTTAAGAGGGACAAATGAAAATAGATAAAAACTTAGTGATTGAATATAAAGATTTACTTGAAGATGTTGGAACAGGCAACAATATGGATTTTTATTTAATGGATGAAAAAAGATTAAGATATAAATTTAATGAAATTAATTTTGATGAAAATAAATTTTATGAATGTTTTGATATGGATACTTTAGAAATTCTTAAACCTAAAGAGTGGGAAGAATTATCTAAAATGACAGGTGATCAAATGTCTAATGACTATGTTGACAAATACGAGTGGGATTGGTTAGGCGATGACTTTGATGATATGGCGGATTATTTAAATTTTGTAGAGAAACACGAAACTAATACAGTTTTTTCACATTATTGTGATGGTTGGAAGAATGAATCAGATTATATGGTTATACACCACCACGATATGTCAGATTTAAAAACTGATGCAGAGAAAAAAGCATATTCTAAAGGTATTAAAGACGGAATGGGGAAGTAATGAAAAAATATAAAGTAAGAGCAGAAGAAACTATATACGCTATCTATGAAACAGAAATAGAGGCAAAAAACGAAAAACAAGCTAGGAAGATTGCATTGGACACGTGCGCCTCTGATTATTTGAGCAGTGATTGGTCAAATTCAGCGGGAGATTTTACAATAGAAGATATAGAGGAGATAGAATAATGATATTAGATGATGAATACATAACTAGAGATAGGTTCTAACAGAACCGATAGTTATGAAGGTATTGACTTTGATTGCAGAGGGCAATCCTAGTTAAGTATGATCTGGCAAGATGGCATTAAAATTAAAAATAGTTAGTTGATACTTTTGTAGTGATGAAAATGTAGCTAAAGGAATTGCAGAAGGTTGAAACTTATTAGATAATTTAGTAGGCAAAGTTGGTATTGGGGGACGAATAATGACACAACGAGATGAAGGACACAATTATAGAGATAGTAAGAATAGGGCTATGAGAGTACGAGCGCAAGCAGAAGTATGAGGCAATCATTGATATGGTTATAAGGTGGTTGGATTCTAATATAGATGATACTGATGACAAATTTTATTTAGTTGCTCAAGATAGCGCTGACTTAAAAGAAAAAATAGAACTAGCATTAGATTCAAGCACAACCAAAAGACAAATAGAAGACGGGGACTTATAACATAATTATCTGGACATATACGCTATATTACGATAAGAGCACAAGCTATGGGTCTACCAAAAAATCTAACAGAACGACAACAAAAGTTTGCAGAATTGCTAGTATACAACGAGGGGCGCAAGAGCCCGAGCGAGTGTGCTTATGAGGCAGGGTACAAGACTAGACCTAGACAGACAGCAAGCGAGCTACGAAATCCTAAAATTGCACCACTAGTTGTACAATACATTGGTGAGCTGCGAGCAGAGATACAAGAGAAATACGGAATCAATTTTGAAAAACACATTGGGGAACTAGCAAAGCTACGAGAAGATGCACGAGCGAAAGGGGGCCTGGAGTGCTGCGATCAATGCAGAAATAGCTAGAGGTAAGGCAGGTGGTTTG